TTATAAGATTAATATTATGATAAATACTATCTAATATTACCAGATTATATAATTTACCGCATCTCCCACCGTGTAACTGCCTGATGCATGGGGAACGATAGTAAGACTTCCACCAGAACGAGCAGCCCTAAATCCAGCCACCAAGTCTAAAGGACTCCCATTGGTGCTTATACTAAACAAATAACCACCTTGAGTCGCAAGAGCATCATAAACAGTCACCGCACTTCCGGTTTGCTGTGCCGTAGAAACACCAACAGAACCAGAAATTACACCACATAGTTGTAAACGAGTTCCAAGCAATGCATCTTTAGCAGCACGATTCATCTTGTTCAATCTTGTAACGTTTGTACTCGAAATAGCCATGAAATTTTTCCTCCATTATTTTTTATAGTTTTATAGACGAGGCCAGCATCTTTCAATACCGTTATCTATAAATTTATTGTTATTTATAAAACAAATAAAATTTGTCTTTTATTACTTATTTTTATTTTTCTCTTTATTACTTTGTTTCGGAATTTCTTTTGGAACTTCTTTCTTCGCTTTACGTCTATTTAACCAATCCATAGGAGTAAGTTTCATAAGAAATGTCCTTATATTTTTCCACCTTTCGAAGCAATATTCCCCCCCGTTTCTCTAGTTTGTGCGCCAGAGTCCCCCAATTCATCGTCACTTTTTTGAGGCCTGCCTTGTCCATTTTCTTTACCAGACAATTGAGAACCCGGTATAATGGGAGTTAGTTTATCTACAAATTCTAACGCCTTTGATTCTTCCAGCATTCGATAAAATTCTTGCGGTTTTAAACCCAACGATGATGAAAACAATTGAGGCATTACCATTCCTAAACCAGCCAATTGAATAGCTCGATCAAATCTTTGTTGACGATTAAGATAATAATCATTACCTTCTAATCGAAACACATATTTATAATGTTTAAGATTCTTATTTGCCCAATAATCAAGAAACAATGCCATTTGAGGATAAAGTTGTTGTTCTACTATCTTACTATCACTTTCAAAACTCAATTGTGAATCAATAAGATTAGCTTTTACTTGAGAAGAATACAACAAAGATGTATCCATTCCTGAATTACTCATCATGGTTCGAGTCCATTTATCCAAAAGTTCATCATTGCCATCAAATGATATCGCAGTCATATTTTGCAAAGGTGCAGATCCCAATTTCACCGCATTCCCTAAACTCGATTTTACAAGACTTAAAAACTGTCCAAGTGTTTGAGGATCAATCGCAATCATGTCTTTGACGCTGGCTTTAGTATCCTTCAATAATGGGACTTCTCCAAATAGCATTTTTGAAGCACTTGCCATGTTTATGTCTTTTTGAAGCCCCCTCATGATTCCTTCATCCACCAAAAGAGGCATCATTCCAGTAAAATAAGGAACAGCCGTAATTAAAGATGTATCAAGTTTAAAAACCCAACAAACATCAGGCGGCAAATCTACCCAATAGTAATCTTGTGAGTTACCACGTAATTCTACGGGCAAGGAAGGGTTATATTCTCTATTTCTTCCATTATGTATTTCATTAAATTTCTTTTTAAAAAATGGATGAAATAAATCAATATCTATTCCAGGCATTAAAAAATAATAAAAATTGAACGATGCCAAGAGTCCGTAATCCCATCGAGCAGTCACTTTACAAAATTGCAATGGTAATTCTTGTAATACTATTTTATTTCCTTCATCTCTTACTGAAGCAAAATACAATTCATTACGAAGCATTTGTTTGATTGCATTGCGAAAATAATATTTATGATCAAATTTATCAAAAAAACCATATACCGAACTTTGATCTGTTTTAAATTTTGTACTTTTATAATCAACTTTTGGATTAGTAACAGTATATTGAAGATCCATCGATAAATGTGATGACATATAAGATAAAATTCGCTTAAATGGCATCGAAACTATTTCAAAATTTTCAATAAAACTCCGAAGCGATTCTTCTGATTCTTTTGGATTAGCTAATGCGCGATTTAAACTATCACTCGTGGCAGCGAGAGGAGAATAAGAAACATCCTTCATACGAGCATTAATCAAATCTGGCGTAATTAAACCGGGATACATTCCCCCAACTAAATTTCTTGCAAAAGTTAAAACATCCCACACAGTTCCTTTATCAAGAAGAATTTCTTCATTTTCCGAAGTAATTATTTCTGTTTCAATTTTCTTTTTTCTTGGAGCCATTAAACCTCCTTTCCTTGAAAGTTAAGGCATGGAATTGGTTTTAATGCCTCTTCAAGTATTTTTTCAATATTATCAAAATCCCAATAAGGGATTCTAAGTAAACTATAACCCTTATTTTTACAATATTTATTTTTGATTTCATCTTTTACTTTTGATAACTCTAATTGCTCTTTAGCCCATTCTTCTCCCCTACCAGCATAATCCACAGGCATAAAATGGGACTCACCATCATATTCGCAGATCATCATAATTTTTTTATTTTTATCAAATATTGCAAAATCAAATTCCAACGGTTTACGTATTAACCTTCTGCAATCAGGAAACCAATATTCTCTCTCATAAGAAATATTATTATTCAACAAAAATTTTTCTATTCGAGTTTCACCTTTTGAATAATTTCCACATCTAGGACAAGAATTACCAGTTTCAATCGCATTCCAACAAGTTTTCCAATCGTTTTTACATTTATTACAATTAAAAATTAAATTTCTCTTTCTCGCATTAATGTATTTACCTTTTACATACTTATAATTTTTTTCGTTTATTTCTATCCATTTACAAATATTACTAACGGTATAAGGATTTCCTTTTCCAAAAGTAGAAAGCCTACCTTTGATTATACAATTTATAGAAGAAAAATATTCATAACCAAAATCATCTACGAGATTCATTTTAGAATCCCAACCCTCATAATTTCCATTTACCAAATAATATCCGGCGTTTTTTAAAATTTCATTAACTTTATCAACACTAAACCTAAATCTATCTGACATTGCCATTATTTCACATTCTGGACAAAATTTTCTACTTTTTAAATTAATCCAACTTGAATTAAATTCATTATAGCAAATTTTACAATAAGAAATTAATGTCGAATTCCTTGTTGTATAATGACCACCCAATATTTCAAAATCGTTTTTATTTATCTTTAACCAATTTTTCATATTTTCAAAAGTAAAAGGATTATTATAACTAAACATTTCCAAACGTTTCACTTTACCTTGTAAAATATGATAAATTGAAGCATAAGATACTCTATATTTATATCCTTCACTATCTTCAAATATCAATTGTGAATTTCGAGTTGTATATTCACCCTCTATATAAAAATAACCAATACTTTCACAATTTCTAACTAATTCATCAAAATCACTCCTTAATTTTTTGGCAGCAATTTTTTTAGCGCAAGTTGAGCATCTATGAGTATTATTTTTATCTATAAACCGATAGAATTTAGTTGTAAATCTTCTTCCACAAACACAAATTATTGTTACATCTTTTCTTGCTCCCAAATATGAACTCTCTAATTTACAACCAAAATTTTCAATCATATCAATAACTTGTTCTTCTGTATATCTTATTCCACTAGTCATTTATTTCATTCTTCCTTTTATATTTCTTATCAATTATTCTTCCTCAAATTAAAAAAACAAATGGAGGGGATTAGGAAGAGAATCCCCTTTTCAACAAGTTAGCTATTCTTGTCGCCATCTAATCAATTATTATTTATTACTAATAAATACTTACTAATTTATAAAAGTAACCGACATTAATGCCTCAAGATCTGTCGTATCACTATTTATTCTTAACAATTCTTGATCCAACAAAGATGCATAGTAGTTCCCCATTGCAATAGCCACATATCTATCTTTTCTTGAACCAGGAGGTTCCACTAATCGAAGATTGCCCGATAGCATGGACATCGAAAGTCCAACACATTCATTTATAAAAAGGCTTACCTGAACATGGGGCATAGTAAAAAAACTTTTAGCGTTTATATCATCAATTTTCATAAACTCTTTATTATTTCTTATCAAATAATCCTCAGCAACTACTTCATCAACTAAAAGCCCAAACATTCTCTTTTGTAATTTATCTCTCATTTCTACTGCCAATAGAGAATTCAATTTAGCGTTAGCTGATATCGGATATATAACTGGTTTTGCATCTACACCCAAAGTTCTTTTCAACAATTCTTCATATTCAGAATTATCTATGCTAGAGTGATTAATAATTGTCATGGGAGGATATTCAATACCGCGTTCAGCGTCTTTAGTTAAAATACCAAGTTGATCATAAATAGGAAGACCGCCGCCACCAGCAGCAACATCTAAAACTAAAGCATCTGCATCAAAGTCAAAATATACTTGTTTCATTCTCAATGATTGAGTTATCGAGTCTACTCCCGAAAATGATTCCATGTATACCAATTCACGAAAAAATCCCTTATGTGTGGGAAGAAGTCGTAAACAAGCAGTAATACTTAAATCGTTTGCTCGTCCTGCCCTTTGAGCGGTATCACAAGTAACAACTCTCAATTCCCCCGGCAACTTAAGAATTCCATAAGGATTCTTTTTAGGATTATATGTTTCCATCCTTTGAGGATAAAACGCCTTTTTAATTGTTCTCGCTCTTTCAAACATTTTCAATCTAAAATAAGCGTCAGAACTTTCACCCCAAGGAATGTTATAATATTCCTCAAGGGCAGTAATCTCATCCATCTTAGATATTTCATTTTTAATTTGTCTAAGCGTTTTTATGCGATGACGAATAGCAACTTGAAAATCCATTGCAATAAAACCAGAATTTTCACCTTTAATCATCGATTTAATATTCTTCTTGGTTTCTTCAAACCACCACAAACCCTTATGATAAGCAGAAGAAATAAAAACCTCTTTCGGTTCTTCAATTAATACGACATAATTTTTATATTCTTCTTTTTTTAAATATGGAACTTGCCTAATATAAGCAAATGGTCTAATCACCGAATCAAGAACCAGTTTATCAATTAAACGAAATTCTTCGTAAATGGTGAAAGTAGACCTTTTACCTCTACTTGAATCTCTTGAAGCCACAATTCGTATCACTGATCCATTATGAAAATCAACTTGCCATTTATTCATATTAGTAACTATATTTGATATTTCGCGAGCAAGATTCGGATAATCATTACGAAGACTGGTAATTTTATCTGATACAAGAATTCCAGCCTGTTCTTTAGTTGAACTTACAACTACAATTTCAGAATTAGGATATAAAACTGCTCTAGCGCAAGCCATAACACCAAGAAGCCATGTTTTTCCAACGGCACGACTACATATAGCTACAAACGAATCACTAACACTCATCATATATAACCATATTATTTGATATGGATATAATTTAATACCAAAATAATGTTCCACAAATCTATGAACGTTGCGCCTATAGAAAGTGATCCAATCAACTAATCTTTTTTTTCGTTCTTCGCTTATGTCACTTTGTTTTATCATTACTTTGGGATTTTTGAATTGATTCGCCCCTTCAACACTTCTCTTATAATCATTTCTAAAATTATTATAGCTTGGCACTTTTAACCTCTATTCTTACTCAATCTTCATCATTTTCAAGATTATTAATTTCTTCTAAATCATTAATGTTGTAATCTCTAGATCCAGTTGCAAAATTTTTCATGCTGCGCTTAATATCATCTATATCTTCAGTAATTCCATCCATATCTCTATATTTTTGTTGATCTTCCCACCATTCAGCAGGAGATAGAACTTCTAAATCTTTTATCCAAACACCTAAACAATCTATGCTTCTACCATTAGAAGCGGCATTTTGTAATGCTGGTGTCAATGCCGAATTTTTCATAATTTCTTGAAGACTTTTCACTAAGCCATCTACAGAACTACCCTCTAATCTAGCTTTTCTTATTTCGTTTTCTTTATGACATAGTTCTCTGAGAAGTATTTCTACCCCATAATTATCTACTTCTGTAGTTCTAGTCCATTTAGCATAAGATTCTTCAAGAAAAGCATAATCGGAAATTTCAAATCCTTGCCCCCAAGATTTTTCAAAATATTCAATATCCTCAGGAGATTCAATAGTTTCACGCAATGCATTCGTTGGAACAAAATCTGCGCTTCCTTGATAACTCAAATCCCCATCTCCCCTATAACCACCAAAACCACCGGTATTTAAACTTTTCCTATAAATACCAAAAATACCTTTTATGGGTTTACCTTTAGCCTCAGATGTTTCAATCTGTTTTTTTGTTGCTTCTATTGCTCCACTATCAAATTTAAAATTTAAAACTTTACAAAGACGCAAAATTGTTTTTTCAAAACTATTTTCAGAAACATAATATCGTTCAAATGCATCATCTACACAAAAACGACAAATACTAACATGACCTGTTGTATCCCACTCTGGATCACCCGTAGAATAATAATCTCTCAAAGGTCGTCTTCGTAAACACTTACGACATATCCAAGACTTTAATTCATTCGCAGTTGATTTTGGATCAATCTCAAAATTAGTACTTGTTTTCCTACGACTACGAACACCTTTTTTCAATGGTTCATTACTTTCAATATCAACCATAAATTTACCTCTAATTAACTTTTAAACTTTTTTTCTTATCTTTATTAAGTTCATTTACCTTAGATCGACTAACAGCACCACATTCACAACGTAAACTAGCCCATTTACCAGCAGGAGTATAATAAAATCCCTCATGTTTTAATTCTTCACTACCGCAATTTGGACAGCGTTCTTCATTTGTATCAAAATATAATGACAAATTAGGATGGCCTTTTACAAATGGTCGAATGCGATAATACAAATCTTCATTTGCCAATATATCACCTTGACAATATTCATCCATTAATTTTAATGATTCTTCTTCACCTTCCATACACCTACGCCATAAGTCAAAACCACCTGTCTCTATCTTAGTTCTAATACCCAACGTTTTACTTAAATATTTAAGAGAATTAGATGGAAATGAAAAATTTTGTCTCGCCACTAATAACGTATCTATAATTTGAGGTTTTGTTAAAGGAGGAAGATTATTTTTAAGCAATCGTACATTTAATTTTTTAATATCATAATTTTGTATATTGTGACCAATTAAAATATGACAAGAATTTAATAAATCCATTAAACTTTTTGTAATTCTATAATCATTTTTAGAAAGTGCTTCTTTTGAAGTAAGAACATCAGATATTATTTCAGAATTATTTAATAATTTAGCAGACCAAGAAATAATAAAATTATCAGATATAACTTGATCAACTCCAATATTTTCTTCCCAAAGTCCAAAACTATAGCAAACAAGAGGAGCAAGTTCTAAATCAAAAACTAAAATTCGAGCATTTCCAACACTTGTTTTGCTATTAATTAAAGTTTTATTTATATTTTCTTCACTTTCTATAAGTTTACGATATCTCCTTAAAGCTGAACGAGTAGCCTCACTAGAAGGCATATTATATTCAACCGCGATTTCATTTGTCCAAAATCTACTTGAAGGA